AATTTTAAAGGATACTTTGCCTAAGGAATTAGTAGATGAGTACGATACAATCGAAGAATAAAGAAATAAAAAACATATGGGGGTGGTTAAATGAAATCACCCTTTACAAAACTTCTGTTCACGAAATCTCGGAAGAATCATGGAATAACTTTAATTCTTACATGATACATAGATATGTATCGATGGATATGAATTACATTGATGTTGTAAATTATATTCAAAAGATAAATCCACAAAGTAAGAAACAAATTTATTCTATTTACCGAGAAATGATACCAAAGAAAAAAACCTACCTAAAATATGTAAAAAACGAGAATAAAAAAAATTATCAAGAATTAGCCGAATACATTGCTGATTATTTAGAATGTAGTTTAGGTGAAGCTGATGAATACATTCCAATTTTACAAGAACATGGTGTAAGAGGTATCCTTTGGAAAATGGGTATAGAAGAAGACGAAACAGAAAAATTAATTAAAAAAGCAGAGTTATGAGTCCATTAGTGGATATGTTACGCAAATCAGCTGAAGCAGATAAAGCCAAAGCACTATTAACCTTAGATTTATTAGAAAACCACCCAGCAGGAATTGGTGACCATTCAACAGGTGATTTTTATAAAAATGCTGAAGAAGCTCTAGCTATGTTAGCTGATGCTGATGATAAATTAGAAGCAATTGATAAATATCTAATTAAAAAGCAAGTTATATGATAAACATTTTAACAACTGTAGCAGGAGTATTTATAGTATTTCTATTAGTAGCTCCTATTGTTCTATTAACAATTTTAATTATTAGAACTTCTAAAAAACCTCCAGTAATTAATAAAGAACGTATTGATGCTTTAGAACAAAATGATAATATTATCGTAGAAGATATTAATGCTGCTCTAAGTGAAATAGTAAATAGGTTAACAGATTTAGAAGAAAAAATCGAAAGAGAAGAACAAACCGTAAAAGGATTTGGAAATAAAAAATAAATTTCGTATATTACATCTAAATAAAAATAAGTTATGGCAGGAAAAAGTATAGATAACACAACTACTTGGAATGTATCCACCACAAATGGTAAACCTTATTATGATCCCTCAACAGGAGAAAAAAATCCTTATTTAGAAGAAGAAGACACAGTTAAGTATGGACTTACCGCTACCGAAATCGTTAAGAAAGAGTATCCTACCATTTATAATGGCTATATGGCTATCGTGGAAGAGCAGTTGGAGTTATTTAGCCGTAAACATCTTGACTACGGTATGCATAACATTACTGCTGGCACTAGCCTTGCTACTGAAGATGAAAGGGAATTTGCTCTTACAGGCTTATGGTATAGAATAAGCGATAAAATTAATCGCTGGAAGAATCTAATCATCAGCAGTCGTGTACCTAATAATGAAACAATAATTGATACATTTCAAGATATTGTAAATTATGGTATTATCGCTCAGTTGGTAGAAAAAAACCAGTGGAAAAAATAAGTTTTGGCTAAAAAGAAAATCCCCCAAATAGTTAGGGAAATACAAAATAATAAACCAGAACCGGTTAATTATGCTTATGAGAAAAACATCTCATACTCCCAGCTATCGATGTATTCTCAATGTCCTAAAAAATGGGCATTACAATACAGAGATGGGCATAAGATAAGTGAGCAAAGCATCCACATGACATTTGGAACTGCTTTACACGAGACACTCCAGATGTATCTAGATACTATATATAATGAAAGTGGTGTTGCTGCTGATGGGTTAGATTTAGAGACTGATTTTGAAATTAGATTAAAAGGTTGTTATGCTAAAGCTTATAAACAAAATAAAGGAGAGCATTTTACTGACGCCCAAACACTTCGAGAATTCTATACCGACGGAATTGAAATTATAAATTACATTAAAAAGAATAGAGGTAAATATTTTTCAAAACGTGGTTGGTATTTAGTAGGTTGTGAAGTACCAATTGTATTAGCGCCTAATCCGCGTTTATCGCGTGTTAAATACATGGGCTATTTGGATGTGGTGCTGTATAATGAAAACACAAACAAATTCATTATAATCGATATAAAAACGTCTACACGGGGGTGGAACGATAGAGCTAAAAAAGATAAATTAAAACAATATCAATTAGTTTTATATAAAAAGTTTTTTGCTGAACAGTATAAAATACCAATTGATAACATTGATATTGAGTTTTTTATTGTTAAACGTAAATTGTATGAATCAGAAGATTTTGTAATTAAACGTGTCCAACAATTTAGACCTCCATCAGGTAAAACTACAGTTAATAGAGCAACCCAACTTTTAAATGAATTTTTAGATAATTGCTTTACTAAAGAAGGGTTTAGTGAAAAAGAAATGCCTGAAACTCCAAATGATAATTGTAAATGGTGTCCTTATTTTAAGACTCATTTATGTAAATCAACTTTTTAAGAATCTTAATATATGTATATAAAATAATTAAATAATAAAGATTATGAGTAAGAAAGACATGACATTGACTTCTGTAAAAATACAGAGCGATTTGTTTGAAAATTTCAAAATCGAATGTGTAAAACGTAAGTTTTCTTTTCAAAAACTTGCCGATAGAGCTATTTATTTGTATCTTACAGATGAAGATTTTAGAAAACAAATCACAAATCACAACGACTTAGAACTTTAAACAAATTATGAAAGAAGGTTATTTACCAAAAGAAGAAAGAAAAAAAATTCTTCTTATTTGCGACGATATTAGAGTACACTCGGGTGTCGCAACAGTTACCAGAGAATTAGTTTTACATACAGCCCACAGATATAATTGGGTAAATGTAGCAGGAGCTATCCAACACCCAGAAAAAGGTAAACGCTTAGATTTATCTGAAAGTACTAATAAAACAGTAGGTATTGAAGATAGTTCAGTTGTTTCATACCCAGTTGATGGGTATGGTAGTCCTGAATTAATTAGACAATTACTTAAAATTGAAAAACCAGATGCTGTTTTCTTAGTTACTGATCCAAGGTATTTTGTATGGTTATTTCAAATTGAAAATGAAATTCGTAAACAGGTTCCTATTGTATACCTAAACATTTGGGATGATTACCCAGCACCAGCTTATAATAGTGCTTTCTATGAATCATGTGATGCTTTATTTGGTATTTCAAAACAAACTGTTAATATTAACAAGCTTGTATTAGGAGAAAAAGGTGAAGCTAAAATTATTGAATATGTCCCCCATGGATTAAATCATGAAATATTTAAACCATTAAATGAATCTTCTCCTGAATGGGAAGAATATACTCAATTTAAAAAAAGTGTTTTTAATGGAAAAGAATTTGATTTTGTTCTTTATTTTAATTCTAGAAACATTAGAAGAAAACAAATCCCAGACACAATGTTAGCTTGGAAATATTTTATTGACCAACTACCCCCAGAACAGGCTGAAAAATGTGCTTTTATACTCCACACTCAACCTGTAGATGATCATGGTACTGATCTTACGGCTGTAATGGATTATTTCTTTGGAGATTATCCTAATAAAGGAAATATTTTCTTTAGTAATTCTAAATTAGATTCTCATCAAATGAACTTTCTAAATAATCTTTCAGATGCTCAAATTTTACTTACTTCAAATGAAGGGTGGGGATTAGCACTTACTGAAGCATTATTAGCAGGTCGTCCTATTATTGCTAATGTGACGGGTGGCATGCAAGACCAAATGCGTTTTGAAGATGAAGATGGTAATTGGTTCACCCCAGATGCCGAAATACCTTCAAATAACACAGGCCGTTACAAAAAGCATGGTGAATGGGCTTTCCCAGTTTATCCTACAAACAGATCATTACAAGGTTCTCCTCCAACTCCATACATTTGGGATGATAGATGTAGAGCTGAAGATGCTGCTGAACAAATTATGGCTGTATACTCTTTACCTAAAGAAGAAAGATTAGCTCGTGGTTTAAAAGGTAGAGAATGGGCACTTTCTGATGAAGCCGGACTTACAGGAGAAAAAATGGGAAAAAGAGCTATTAAATATTTAGATCAATTATTTTCTACTTGGACTCCTAGAGAAAAATTTGAATTTATCAATGCTAATGAATACAAGTCAAAAACATTAAATCATAAATTGTTATACTAATGAGTAAGCCGTTATTTTTTATAAGTTGTCCTATAGATACTTACAGTGGGTATGGGGCTCGTTCTAGAGATATAGTTAAAGCTGTTATAGAATCAAATCAATATAATGTAAAAATTATTCCACAACGATGGGGAAATACTCCTTGGAATTTTATTGAAAATAACCCAAAATGGGGATTTTTAACTAAATACATCTATACCAACCCACAACTCCAAATACAACCAGATATTTGGATGCAAATTACAGTCCCTAATGAATTCCAACGTGTAGGGAAATATAATATTGGGTGCACAGCTGGTATGGAAACTACTTTAGTAGATTCTTCTTGGGTAGAAGGGATGAATCGTATGGATATTAACTTAGTATCCTCAGAACATTCTAAAAAAGCATTTTTAGATTCAGTTTACAATCAACAAGATCAACAAGGAAACCATTTAGGTAAATTACAAATTGAAAAACCTATTGAGGTATTATTTGAAGGAGCTGATATAAATACTTACTTCCCAGATAATAGCCCTTGTACTGTTAATTTTAATATCCCAGAATCATTTGCTTACTTATTTGTAGGACACTGGATGCAGGGTAATTTAGGTGAAGATAGAAAGAATGTAGGTTTATTAATAAAGGCATTTTATGAAACATTTAAAAATAAAAAGAAAAAACCTGCT